CTCATTACTATCATTCTTTCTTTAATCACCTAAACATTTTTCTATTTATTAATACTAATGAACCCTGCACTTATTAGTCATAAACCTCATAGAAAAAATTATATTTTTAAATTTAAAACTAATTCTAATTAAGAGTATTTACTCAAAGTAGCTGTGAACAGGTGACTTAGGAAGCTCAGGCCAAGAATCCCTGCTGTTCATCTTAACCTCGCAGCAACCGCGGCTAGTATGAATGTCGCAAGTATTGCGACTACAGCCAGAATAAGAACTCTGCTTCTTCTCAACTGGCTTCTTGATACTCAGCTTCTCAACCTTATCAAGCATACCGAGGCCATTCTCAATAAGCTCTAGGAAATGATCGCGATAATAGGTATCCTTCAGGTTAGATGCAGTAACAATCATGCGAGGCATTGCAGGCATGGAAAGCTGAATGCTCTGATAACCATCCTCATCGATAGAAAGATTCTTAAGGAGTAGGTAAACATAATCACAAACATTATCGCGAGTCATCTCATATACCTTATGCGTGACAGGGTCACCATTATCCTTGAATGTTAGCTCAAAGGCATTATCCTCAAGATTCTTTACAATGCGCACCGTGTCATCCAGCTTCTCGTTTGCCAGATTCTTCACAAGGTGAATACTAATAGAAGTGTCAGAGTAAGCCATTATACCGGTATGCTATGATATACCAATATAATGGATTCAATTTTTGTTCAAGCTTATTGTTGTCTATATGAGAATACACTGTTATCTAGTACCTTTTGAACATCTTGAGCAACCTTTATTTCTACAGCACGAACTGTCCTTAGAGAATCAAGTCTCAGTGGTTGTATTCTATTCAAATATACAAGTTCATCTAGTGTTGGTCTAATAGGAACAGGTATATTCGCACGATATTCTGCCTTGAATCCTGTATATGCAGTAGGAGGTCCAGTATAAACATTTCTAGAAGTTCTGTTAAGCTTAGATGTATTATTTGTATTAATAATTGCATTTGCATTAGCAGAAGCTGTCTGAACTGCTAGTTTCTCAGGGGTTACTAGATTATATGCAGTTCTATTTAATGAAAAGGCTCTTTGTTTTAATTTCTCAGCAATCTCCGTTGCCCTAGCAGTTGCAGCATTAATTGCCCATAGTTTTTGCTGTATTTTAGCAGTATCAGTAATAGTTGGTGTAATAGTATACGCAATATTTAATAGATTTAATACTGAGAGTGCATCTGCAAATGATTCTAAAGATCTTTCTTCAGTTTCTTTAGCTGCTTTCAGAATCCCTTGAATTGTATTTGATGCCCTTCTTGTTATTACTACTGCAGATCTTGCAGATGTATTATTCGTAATAGTGGTTATAATAGCTAACATAGATTCGATTAGTGATAATGATTCTGAAGCAGTTATAAGAATAATTGGTTCTTTAGTAATAGTATTAGTATAAGCTGTATTAAGACTTACCATTGCATTTAATACTGCTCTAGCATTAACCGCGGATGTATCTGCATTTAATGCTAAACTCCTTGCCGCAATTGGTGAGATTGCTGCAGCAGCTGCGGCAATTCCTTCTATAGCGGATTGCTCTGCCAGCTTATAACCAGATGCATCGGTTAAGACTGCAATTTTTAATCTTTCTACTGCAGCAGCATTTGCTGCAGATTTAGCAATTTCTTGTGTAGCCGCGTCATATGCAGATTGTAGTCTAGTGGCTAAAGCTACCTTTCTCAGATCTTTCTGAAGTTTACCTCGCTTATACATATTTATATCATTAGATCTCGCTATAGAATCAAGAAGATTTGCATATGAATTTGCAGCAGTTATTTCTGTAGTAAGAGTATTATTAGTAAGTGCTGTTAAAAAGGAACGGGCTTGATTTGCTAATCGTGTTGCTACAGTAAGAATAATACTTGGAATATTTTGAGTAACCAGAGTTTCTTTTCCTGCAATTTCTAATAAGGGAAATGATACAGCCTCTGCAACAACCTTAACTAGTAAATTAAATGCAGCCACAAGCTTTCTATTCGAAGTAACCGATGAAGATTTTATTATTGTATTATTTAATAATACTTGAGTATTCGCTAAATAATCTTGCACATTTCCAGAAGCATCTGCAAGATCTTGTTGGGAGTCTTGTTTCATAGTAGTCACCATTGTTGAAATAGTAGAAGGATATACCATATTTAATGGATTAATAGTTATAGGAGTATTTACTAATTGCATTACAGTACTTAGCGTGCTTATCCTATCAAGGCGAATCTGTGAAGCCTCGGTTGTTAAATATGCAGAATAAGAAGCATCTCTAGCAGATTTCTCAATTGCATACGCATTTACATATTCAGCATTAGCAATTGTTGCCGCATTCTGATTAAAATAATTTACCGTGTTTGCCCCGTTAATATAGATACTTTTTGCAGATACTGCCGCTGCGGAGTTAGGTAGGAGAGTTCCAGATTTTTCTAGTTCTATATTCTTTGCTGCATATGCAGCCCCATCTTGTGAAATAATATCAGCCTGATTTGCGGTATAATTGATCTGGTTACTTATATATCCTTGAGGATAATTATAATAAGGTCCTAATTGTGCTATATTGCCTATAGGATAACTATTTGTTATATCTAGAGAAACAAAGCTGCCCACTTGATTTCCTGCAAATGATGTATTCATCTATCTTAGAGATATATTTTATATATGTAAGATATAAGAGTCAAAATTATGTCGGAAGGCTACTTTAATACGCAAACATCATTCCACCACGCCCTCCATAAATACGCAGAATATTATAGGTTTTAGCATAACATCTTATAAGATATCTATTCACACGATCATCACTAAGTGCCCCAGTGAGCCCGTGAAACCCTAGAGATATCTGAAGCTTTAGAATCTTATCCAGATTTGCCTCACCCATTGGCATTGAAAATGGAGTAAATCCATTCTGCAGGCCAAAGGGTATATTATAGAAATATCTATTTATCCATGGGGCTTTTCTCTGCTCAATTGATGGGAGAAATGATCTGAAGAGAGCAACATTCTCAGTGCTATAGCGTGTTAATATTTCAGAATATTCTAAGGAAAGCCATCTTAGTGGCTCAGAATTCCTCGTTGAAAAGGCGGGTCGTAATGTTCCATAGAGCCTCTCATCTAATCCCGTTGCATCGGGCCACCAGGGTGCAAAGGGTGTAAGTGAATTACTCAAGTCACGCGTAGCAAGGAAGTGGGCATTATATCCTGGAGCATAATAATTTTGACAAAAAAAGAATATATCGCGTGTTGGATTTGGAATAGTAAGCGGTATCCTAGAATAAGGTGTATTCTGAGTATCTACTGGATCAAATGTATAATGTTGAACTACTGGGACCTGAATATCTGCTATACGAAACCTATTTGCCTCTGCCTTATCCAGGTAAATATACTCAACAAGCAAATATGCATCAGTCATAGATAATTGAGAAGGCATAATTACTGATGAGGGATATGCGCTAACTGCTTGTCCTGGTGCGCGCACTGGTTCCAAGCCTGGAATCGCTGTGCTAGATGCATCTGCATAGTAAAACTTAGAACCTAGCATAGGCCATAGAGAACCTGCTGTAGTATTCGTTTGTATCGGTTTTCCCCTTGAATCAACCTGTCTTGACTGAGTATAGAATAAGTTATTTATAGGGTTGAAATTTAGAGTAATACGAACTTCATCTATATTCAGTGCATCAATCGGTAGGAAACATCCTGGATCTCCTCTCGAAAACCAAAAGGGGAGATTAACAACGACCTGTTCGGAGGTAGTTGTATTACCAAACGATGTATCTGTAAAACCATTGTCTCTTCTTAAGAGTTGCCTATTTGATTCAACGGTCTTTTCTAAGGGAGTCTGAAATTCATCTAAGATTTCCATAAGTTGTCCTGGAATTGTATCTGAGAGAACACCCCCAATATGCAGTTGAGCCTCATTGATTAAATTATGTCCAAGGGAGTTTGTCCATCCAAAATGAGGCCCAATAAATGTAGGTGTCTGACCATTTATCTTGGTTGTCTGAGCTATAATCTGAGGTGTCTGAATGTCTGGCATCTGAACAACTAAGAACACTCGTGCGATAATCTCACCTTGAACAGGGAGGCGTGCAAGAGCAATCTTACCAAAATCCGGTTTAGTATCAAACTCTATTCTGGCCCATGCTGTTCCAAATCTACCCGCCTTTACCATAACAGATACCAATGAATCAATACTTGGCTGACCCTTCGGAGGCTGTAATCGTTCATCCTGGATTCCTGTAGATATGATTTTTAGTAAGCTAGCCACCATCTAATCCTCATTACTCTTTTTGTTTATGTAATATTTGGCGTGTTGCTTGCATATATACATGGCAATTTTTTTCGAAAAATTGATTACGTATTTATTTCGTTGTTAAGTACACCAATATGTCATCATGTATTTCTGAGACTGCCGTTCAGCTTGAGGCCCGTCGTCGCGTTTCTGAGGAGCAGAATGCTGCGCGTGCGACAGCTCTTAAGGCTAAGCAGCAACGTGAGGCTGAGAAGATTCGCCTGATTGAGGCTCAGCGTGAGGACCGTGTTCGCCGTGAGGCGGAGCAGATTCAGGCGCGCCTGCGTGCAGAAGAGGCTGAGAGAGAGGCCCGTCGTCTAGCAGAGCAGGAGGCATTTGAGAAGGCAGTTTCTGAGCAAGTTGCCTCTCTAAAGGGGAGGCCCCTAGAGGAGAGAATGCTGGCAGAGGTTGAGGAGCTACGACACGTTGTTTCAACGCTTTCTAGTCAGCTATCATCTAGCCTCCAAACCCCACCTCCTTCTTATGGCCTGGATAGTCTTCAGAGTAAGATTGACAGCCTTTCTACCTCCCCTTGGAATAGTGGTATTGAGCAGCTTAAGGCACAGCTCGTACAGATTTCGTCTCAGATTTCAGATCAGAATTCTCAACTCGCAGATATCAGAGCCCTTGCGACGAAGCCAGCTCGGTCGATCTCTATCTTCGCTTCAGCTATGACACTTGGGTGTATGAATGTTACAAATCAGAATACTCACCCCATTAGTGCTCTTCCTAATTCTCCTAGTGGTGCTCGGGTGCTTCTTGTAACGTATAATATTATTCACCAGGGTGCAAGTTCTGCAAGTGGTGCTCAGAATTTCCTTGAGGTCCCGGAGAATTCGGTAGGGACAATTGCAGTTCCTGCTGGTCAGAAGGTATATATTGTATCTGCCCACTGGAAGCCACACAATAATGTTCACAGAGGATCTATGATTCTGGATGCCACGGCTAATCTGAAGGCAATGGGCATTGAGAACCAGTGAAATTAATCTATAAATACCTTGTTACAAATGCCATTGCCAAAGCGAACCCATTGGATCGCATAAACAAAGACATGCACCTCCCACTCTGTATCTGATGACCCCCCTGGCGGCTTCACATTTAACGTTAAGCGCAATGAGTTCAAGCGACTAGCATTTATAGTCCCAGTTGGATTATGTTCACCTGGATGTTTTGCAAAAGAATATCCATAGATAAAGGCATCATAGGATACCTTGCCTGATTTATGAGCCCGCGCGATATGAGATCTAAACCATGCTTCATCCTGTTGCACAATGTCCATTCCATTTGCCTGAATCTTTGCAGAAACTAAGAGAGGCTCTAAGGGTGAAAAGGTAGGATCAAAGTCTTTTTCCAGCGTTGCGCTATAATTTGTCCAATCATTATTTAATATAACTGCAGCCTTTCGCCGTAAGAACCATACTATTTCCTCTACAGGCCCATTGGCTTCTAGAGGCAACTGCACAGTTATCATATCATTTCCAGATTTATTCACAACATATTTTAAAGGCTCTGTAAAATCAAACTGTTGAATCTCACGAAAGGGTCGTTCAAATGGCTGGCGCAATAGCATCTCACGGTATGGACCATCTACAAAGATACCCTGAGTTAGAAGTTGAATATTTTTTAATCCAGGCTCTCCCGAAAGCGCTTGTAGTCTTGGATCTTTATTAGATAAACTAGAAGTAATTAATTTTTGCTTATTAAATGTAACGGTGGTATCATTCACTTGAAATGTCTTTCCAGTGGGTGTATCCTCACATGAAGATCTAGATCCCGATAAGATTCTAACAATCTGATTATATTTCTTAAGAGTTACACGAATACGCATTGTTCCAGCACGACATGCAATGAGGGGAAATGTGGCAGTTAGCTTTTCTCTTAACATAGAAAACATAAGGGGGACTGTAATCCATCCCTCTTCAGTGAAAAAAGGAGAAAGCCCATTCGCCGCCTTGATATCAGCAATTGTCTTGAATCCAAAAGTATCTGCTAAACCAAATTGTGAATTTAAGTCTGGAAATAGCAGTGAACTTACGTGAATAGAATCACCCGTTATCCTTTCTAAAACTTGATCGTCAACTTCTAAGGTAGCCTCTTCTAAAATAGTTGTCCCTAAAGAATTACAATAAGTCCATAATTCTTCAGGTGCATTCGGAACTAGAGATCCACTAATTAAACTATTTCTAGTGACTGCAGATAACCAATCTGCAAGTTGAATTTGGATATATAAACCACTGATTAAATCTCCACAATTCATATCACCTAATTCAAAGGTAAATGTCTGCCCAAGAGTTGCTGGACCCTTGAAAGTAAATTCCCTCATCACAGGTGCCATGGGAATTGTCCGTAGTGTGTCATCTCTTGTGAATCTTGTTACAGTTGCATTCAATGGAAAAAGAGTATTATCTTGGATATCGCGCGATACTAAGTCTAATAATGTCGTTGCAGAACCTCTTGGTTGTTTTGTTCCGTATCCATCCTTTTGATTGATATCCATCTACTTAGTATTGTTTATGCTTATTTTAAACAGTAGTCCGCATAATTACTTAGTCCCAGTGCTTCCAAATCCACCCTCACCTCGCACTGTAGTAGGAAGAGAATCAACATAAGCAACCTCATTAATAAATCCAAGTGCTGGTGCAATTACCTGAAATAGCCTAGTGCCAGCTGCAACGGTGGTATTAGTTGTTCCAACGCTAAGCATAGGAGCCATTAGCTCGCCACGATAAGAAGAATCTATAATTCCACGCCCATTTGCCATCATGAACCCTGTCTTGTAAATAGATGAACGAGGCTCTAGAGTAAAATGGGAATCATCAATAATCGTAATATCCTCATCCATCTTAGAATACTTAAGCATGCGTGCCTTTACACCCAGAGGTGTAAGAGTTGCAATAGTCGTAGGAAGCCTCTCTACTACAACCTTCAAGTCATATCCTGCATTATCTGGAGAAGGATGCTCAACCGTTCCTACAGGAGGATAAAAGGGCTTACCCTGCTCAGTCACTAGAAGCTCAAGACGATACGTTACTGCTGCCATACAATTATATGTGCGGCAGCAGCAATCAAATTTTTAGGTGCACCATGTAAAAATTGACGACAACTAACCTATAAGGCTTGCATGGTCAGTATGTCAGACACAGTTGAGTATCCTAAGGCATATTCTTGCTGTATGAGGCAAAATCCTGACGCGGGTGATATTCTGGAAGATGGTATTAATATTAATTTCGTACTTACTCTTGTATATATTGGATCATATGCATTAGGACTGCATATTACATGTCTTGGTTCATTTCTCGCAATTCTACTAAATTCTATGTATATGATTAGCGTTGTTTATCCATGTGTAGATAGACACGATGATAGTAACACTGCAAATGAGGATGATGAGGATAATGCTGAAGGCGAGCAGGATGAGCAGGATGACCAGGATGAGCAGGATGAGCAGGATGAGCAGGATGAGCAGGATGACCATGATGACCAGGATGAGAATGATCTTGATAAAGATCTATCTCTAAAGCAGCGTGAGCATGGTGCTGCAAAAAGCAAGTGTCTAAGTGAGGATGATGATGCAGTTCTATATAAGAAGCTCTATGAAATTGTCCGAGAGACACAGAGACGCAATGATGAGCGTTCCCGTGCATTATTAAGAACACCAACCTCATCTTCACTTGCGGAGCCGGTAGATTCTGAGGACGAGTATGCAGATATGCCACCACTGGTTCATGCAAATTCAGTGCTAAGATATAGAAATAAGGAATCTAAATCTTCAACCGCAATTCCTGATAATCATCAGAGAACTTGTATTAAGGACTTTCTAGATGGATATAATACTATGGATGATGTTGATTAATTTCCAAAAACTAATGTCCCCCTCTCATCTTCTATATTATAAATACCCCACCCAATAGTTATAGCACGCATAGTAACTCTTTTTTGTCCTAGACGCGTTGGAAGTGTATCAGTAATATCCATCCAAAGAGTAGGTTTATCTGCACTAGTAAAATTCACTGCGCCAGATGGCCTACGCATTTCTGGATTTTTAGTGCCATACTGCGGTCCAACCGTAAACGAAATCCATGAGATAGGTAGGCCTGATGTTTTTTCGGCCTTCGTCCACGGTGAGATTTTTTCCCATAGATTATTATCCCAACTCTTCTCACGCTCCTTTGCTGCAATTAAAAGCTGCATTCTAATATAATATTCACCTGTGCCCTTTGGATTCTTCAAATTCCATAATTGATTTCTCTCCAGATTATACTCAGACTGAAAGAATACCATTAAACTCTCAGATGGATGACGTCCATCTATACGCTTGGTAATATAGGATGCTCCACCATTTCCTACAGCTATATAATCAGACGGATCAAGGCTCAACTTATTTTCAAAGGGTCTTAAGAAGGGAATCTGATGCTTATTCTTTTTTAATAAAGCCTGTAAATCCTGTCTGACATAGCGCTGTGTTGTCTCAAGGGTAATAAGGGGCTTTGCAATTTCCTCCCTTGAAAGTGTCTTAAATGATGTCTGAAGGCCAGTTATATCCGTTAGCTTGAAATCGGATCTAGACCATGGCTCAGGCTTTGCAGCTTGCGAGGATGACTCAACTAAATCTTCAAGGCGTCGAATCTTACATCTAAGCCTAAATTTCTGACCGGGAAGAGAGACAAATGGAAACCCACCCTCATCTGGATGCGCACATCCAATGAGTGGTAGACGTAGTGTAAGCTTATTTGGTGTCGCATTTCTCTGAATATCCAATGGTGAACCTAAATGACATCCCATTTCCTTTAATGCCAGTGCCTCCTGACTTAATGAATTCTGAAGATGATACCATGCATACAAGAAATCTCCACTAAACTCCTGAAGTAAGAGCTGATCCTGGTAGAACTGTATCTGTTCAAATAAAAAAGCTCCTATACCCTGAGTATATCCATAAGTAGTATTAGAAGAATCTGAGACTATATTTTTACTATTGATAACTGCAATACTGGGGGGAAGCCAGGTAGGTAATTCAACAACGAGGGCTGCAGCAACCATCATATCTCCAAAAGCTTCAATTTCCCATTCAACAGTTCTACCAAAATCAATCATATTCAGAGGTTGTGTTTGCCTAGTCTCGTCAATTGTGGCTGGATAGGTGTCCATAGAATACGAAAAAGGAACATGTGCAGATTTATCATTGCTCATAAAATAAACATCCTTATTTCCTCTGGCTACTAGTTCTAATAAGGATCCCTCTGCCGAGGTTGTAGGTCTATCCATCTATTTATGAGACTGCATGTATTTTAGGTCTAGATTAAACTCAGTATAGTATTAATCACTTGATTAGCTTCCCCCTTAGAAAGACTTCTTGGACCTACTGTATTTGATGGAAAGACATGTGTATTAATTGATTTCTTAATATCATGTAATTTAGTCAGGTATTTCTCATCAAATGCGAAGAAATAATGAGATTGTGCACTAAATGGTCCTTCACTATGTAGATACGATGTGCCTGCATTAACACCGACACGTCTGAACGCCATATGAAATTGCTCAGTTGCCTTAACATAAGTGAATCCAGATGCTTGCACCTTCTCTTCTATATCCCTTGGCATATCTCTCTTTACCCAGATCTGAAAGACACATGGAACATCATACGCCTCACCATTTACTTCAAAGGAATCCTTAGGAATCTCTCGTTCATGAATCAGATGAAAGTTGCGAGGAAAGGCGCATGACATACTTGGTTTCGTAAATGATCTTGGTAAGATAAATGCAATTATCTGCGCATTATTTACTGCTGCATAACGTATAAAGGATTTTGCCAAAGAACCCTGGCTCCCAAAGGGTGGGTTGCCGAAATACAGCTTTTTTCCATCAGACACTGGAATCCATTTTAAGAAATCAGCCTTTATAATCTCTGGTGCCCTGGGATCCAAATCAATTGCAACTCGTGAAATAGTGGGTGGTAGAGAACTAAGAAATGCACCATTCCCTGCAGATGGCTCTACCCATAAATACTGAGGAGCATCTGGGCAATTAGCCAGGATAGAATTCACACATTCTCTTGCAACAGAAACCTTAGTATAGAATTGGTCCTTAGTATTTTCTCGGAATTTGCCTGTATCTTGTTTTTCTTCAACCATTACTAGTATATAGCTAGGAAAATCAATCAAATTTCATATAACAGTCTAGTATAAAAAATGAATGAGATATACTATATAGAAAAATCACATGCCCCTAATTATCGTAGAATCACCCGCAAAATGCTTAAAGATTCAAGGATTCTTAGGATTCGGATATAAGGTGATTGCATCGATGGGACATATTCGCGGGCTAGTGCCAGATTTAGATTCTATTGGACTTACAAAGAACTTTGAACCTACCTATGAATTCTCAAAGGAGAAGGCAAAGGCAATCGCTCATCTACGCGACTGTGCAAAGGAAGCTGACTCTGTAATCCTTTGTGCAGATGATGACAGAGAGGGAGAAGCCATTGCTTATAGCGTAGCAGTTCTCTTGAAACTTAATCCTCTAACAAATCCTAGAGCAGTATTTCGTGAGATTACTAAGAATGCTGTATGCAATGCAATTCAACGGCCACGCACTATTGATATGAATCGCGTGAATTCTCAACAGGCTCGTGCGATGCTTGATATGATGGTTGGATTTACGATCTCACCCTTATTATGGAAGCACGTGGGTGGAGGGACCGCTTTATCCGCTGGAAGATGCCAAACTCCTGCTCTAAGACTAGTGTGTGAAAGAGAGCAAATGATTGAATCCTTCAAGGCAGAGTCCTCATGGTCACTCTCAGGAACATTTACTGTGTCGGGTCAGGTGACAGGTAAAAATTCTATTTGGTCTGGAACAATGATTGAGGCTCTTGGAGATGAGGAATCTGCCTTGAATTACTTGGAGAATCATCATAGCGATCCTAAGGGTAAGGTGAGGTCCGCTGTAACTAAGCCGTGGACCGAGTCACCCCCACAGGCTCTTATGACCAGCACTCTACAGCAGCAATCTAGTAACTTATATAGCTGTAATCCAAAAAGGACAATGCAAATTGCTCAGAAACTTTATGAGGCTGGACATATTACTTATATGAGAACCGACCAGACAATAATGAGTGATGAGGCCATTCAACTAGCCAAGCGAACTGTAGAGGCCAGATGGGGTAAGCAATATATGGGAGAACTAAAGGCAAAGGTGCAAGTGTGTCAAAAGGCTAAGGCTGCTGCTAATGCAACCCCAGCTGCACAAGAAGCACATGAGGCAATCAGGCCAACACATTTTGAGAATAGCCAGCTACCAGAATCAGAGGATTGGTCAAACCAGGATAAGAAAATCTACCATCTCATCTGGCTAAGAGCAATTCAATCAATTATGGCCCAAGCTAAGGGAGAGAGCAGGACTATTATGTTTGACCTTGAGGGTGATGATCTTGAGCTACCCTGGGAAGCCAAGTGGAAACGCACCTTATTCCAAGGGTGGAAGATTGCCGATGAGAAGGAATCTCAGATTTCCCTTGCACTAGCCGAGGATAAGGAGGCAAATGAACCTGAGGAATCAGCAGAGACATCATGGAAACTAGCTGAAGGAATTAAGGAAGGGCAGGGTATATCATGGAAAAGCTTGAAGGCAACGCCTCAGGAATCTAAGCCCCAAGGACGCTTTACTGAGGCCACACTTGTGCGCGAGCTTGAAAAGAAGGGTATTGGACGCCCATCAACCTTTGCATCTCTTATTTCCACCATTGTAGATAAGGCTTACATTGAAATTAAGGATATACCTCAGACAATACAGCAATCCAAGACATATAGCTTATCTGGAGTAAATCAGTGGCCGGCTACAATAGAAGCATTTCAGATGAAAAAGGGTGGTGAAAAGGCTCGCATATCACCCACCCCACTAGGCCTTACTATTCTTGATTTTACTCTGAAAAACTTCCCAGATCTCTTTGCCTTTGACTTTACTGCTGCTATGGAAACCAAGTTGGACAAGATAGCGGAAGGTTCTGAGCCATGGAAAAAAGTGCTAGAGGACACCTGGAAGTCATATAAGGACCGATATGAGGCGCTTAAGTCTAAAAGTGGAGGCACCCAGGTGAATTCTAAGCGAAAGGAATTTAGCGATGGTCTAGTTGCGGTAATGACAGGCAAGGGCCCTCTGCTTCTGAAGGAGGATCTAGATGGTAATAAGGACAAGACTATCTTCTATGGCTGGCCTCCTGGTAAGCAATTACAAAGTATTACTGAGGAGGAAGCCCTTGCATTTATTCAAGAGAAGAGTAAACAAATGGCAGGAGATTCAATGGGTGAATATAATGGCCACCAGATTCTAAAGAAAAAAGGACCCTATGGTCTCTATGCGGAATGTAATGGTGTACGTGTGAATTGTCTGCCAGATACTTCTCTAGAGGATATAATCGTGAAACTACAAGCGAAACAGGAGAGTCCTGCTAGAACTCTAGGGCCTTTCCAGATTCGCACTGGACAATATGGACCCTATCTGATGAAGAGTAGTGGAAGCACTACGTCCTCTAGTAAAAAACCAGTATGTGTCTCTATTCCAAAAGGCACAGATCTGGATACATTAACTGCTCAGCAAGCGGGTGAAATCTTTGAGGCAGGGCTCAAGGCTAAGGCGGCAGGAGGATTTAGGAAGTTCAAGAAGACGTAGTGCTTCC